GGTTTATCATTTGGTGGTTTTGATAAGCCAAGAGCTCCCGCTATACTGGAACCAATCTTCAGGAAAGGTGCTATAGTCGATGCTACTGTTCCAATAACCGGAATTCCACTCGCAACTGTCGCTACTTGCCCAGCTGTATTCAAAATACCCGATATCGCTCCGTTCTTTCGAATTTTTGAACTTTCAGTATCTGCATGCATTTGTGGAAGTTTTTCATTATAGATCGCTTCTAATTCTCGTAAACCTTGTAAGGATACCGTCAACTGCTTAATCCTATTTTCCAACTCCATGACTCCTACAGGAGGAGACACTATAGTTGGGTACTCGGGTCGAACAGTATCAACATCCGCACTAACATATGCTGTAATATTGAAAGCAGAAATTGTTGATGGACATAATCTAGATAAGATAACTGTACCAATATTTCCATTTCCATTGATTAAATTCCTTGCCAAAAATGGCGAAACAAATGGAATTCTAATCTGCATAGTTTGTGATGAAGGATTTGAAATTTGAAGATTTGGTGCTGTTGACAGTTGTATACGCGTTAATCTGTTATCAATCGCCTCAGAAGTTATATCTGGAAATAGTGTCAACATCAAACCACCGCTAACAAAAGGTTGTACTGCAATTTCCAAACGAATATAAACATCCGTTCGTAAATACGTAAATCCTTTCAATTTGTCAGCAACGTTGGGTTGCGCTAAAAGCAACGATAAAACATCCCATCTCTTTAAAACCTCTCCGCTACTTCCACCAATAGGAACAGTAAACGAATCAAACTTATACTCACGACATATAATGTCCTTAATCGTATGATCTCGATTCTCCGCAACATTGGCCATAACGTCGTTACTAATTGTTGTAACTTCTGGAATGGTGGAAACAATTGGAGCCAATTGTGTAGAGAATGACACAATTTGTTGTCCAGTAGTTGATTCTTCCGTTTTGTCAAGAAAAGGCACTTGACCGACCGTCTCAGCTTCTTGTGAATGTGCTGAGAGAACATTCTTTTCTTCTGTTGTTGTAGCTATCCTTATACTACCATGAACAGTCGGATAAAACTTGTTCAATCCTTTTGGTTGAGAATCTTCGAGAGGGCTGCTCCCAGGGCGTTCTCCATGGTAAACACCATTACCCTGTTCCATATTGGAAATATTGATGTTGATTGGGAAGTCACTTGCTACAAGTGAGTGCCAATCTAAAGTATCGAACTCGTCAGCGACTATCGCTGAGTTTTCAAAACTTACTTTTGTGCCTTTGAGAATAGTGACTTGATACGAAATATCATCAGATAACAAAGTCAAATTATCACCCCGCTTTAACATTTTTCGAAGAGTCTGTTGTGTGTAATAACAATCTGCTGTCAATTCGACATCATATTTGTCGCAACACGCAAT